AGGAAACCGGACGTGACGAAGTCAGCTCCGAGTCCCTCTCGTCAGACAAATCGGAGAATTCCGATGCGTCAGCTGAGTTGGATACTTGATACAACTCCTATGAGTCGTCCCTCAATGGGATGCTCTCATAGAAAATTACTTAACTAATGGAGAATATATAATGAGAAGACCAAAACGAATGAACTTTAGAAGATCTAGAAGATTGTTTACTAGAACTGCTCGTAGAACTCACAGGAAAAACTCACTTAGACATCGTGGCCGACCTATGAGAGGCGGAATCCGCCTTTAAGCAATAAGGTAAACCTACCATGCCTTGCTATCATCCTGTTAAAGGTTACAGAAAACCTAATGGTCAATGGACTGGAAAAGACGAAGACTTTTATCCACCTATGACTAGACCCTGTGGATACTGCACAGGCTGTCGCTTTAAAAAACAACAAGAGTGGACCGTTCGTTGTCTTAACGAACAACAAACAACCCTTGAAACTTCATCATTCATAACACTAACATATAAAACTGATAAATTACCATTAAACGCTAGTTTAGATTACATACATTGGCAAAAATTTATACGATCCTTAAAAAAACGCAATAAAGGAAAAAAAATTAGATATTTTGGAGTAGGAGAATATGGTGATAACTTCGGAAGACCTCATTTTCATGCAATTTTATTTGGTCATCATTTCGATGATAAAATTGCATTAAAAGGATCTAGAGTAAAAAATCTATATAAATCTAAACAATTACAATCAGCTTGGTGTTCCTCTAATCAAGAGCCTCGGGGGTACGTCTCGGTAGGGGACGTTACCCCTGAATCTATTTCATACGTATGTGGTTACGTACAAAAAAAAGTGTATGGTCAAAGACAAGGACAACACTATAAATATTTAGATACAGTTACTGGAGAAGTAACCGAAATTCCAAATAATAATACAGTCTTTCTCAGGTCACCTGAGAAAGCTTTCATGTCTAGGCGACCTGGAATAGGCGCCGAATACTATAAAAAATTTCATTCTGACATGTATAGGCTTAATAATAATTGTATACATATTAAGGGTAAAACCGTTGCCGTTCCTTCATTCTATAATAATAAATTTAAAAAAGATAATCCAGCTGAATGGTTAGAACTTCAGCAATTAAAAGAAGAAAACATGCGTGAATATACGCAAGAGGCTCTCATACAACATGAGAAAAACTTTAAAGCTCGAATGAGTATATATAAAAGAGGAAAACTACTATGAAAATGCAACTTTATACAATCTTTGATACTAAACTTGAAGCTTATCATCAACCTTTCTGTTTAGAAAATGATAATATCGCACTAAGACAATTTCAAAATATGGCTAAAAAAGAATCATCTATAGCTGATAATCCAGAGGATTATTCCCTCTGGCATACTGCAACTTTTGAAACAACAACTGGTGAGACAGATACTTTCGAACCTAAACTTCTTGCAAAGGCCCATGAATTCGTGATACAATCTGAATAATTTAACATAATAGACTTTATAAGAAAACATCATGAGAAATCCACACAAACATAATACTAGAGTAGGCTCCGCATCATATAAACAATTCGTAGAAGTTCCACATGCTGATATAAGACGATCAACATTTGATCGATCTCATGGTGTTAAAACCACTTTTGATGCGGGAGAACTTATTCCTGTCTATTGTGATGAAATGCTTCCCGGCGATACGTTTTCTTGTAAATTAACTGCCTTTGCTCGATTGGCAACTCCTATACATCCTACAATGGATAATGCCTTTATGGACACTCATTTCTTCTCTGTCCCATTACGTTTAATATGGGACGACTTCGAAGAATTCATGGGAGAAACAAAAACTTATACTGCATCTGGATCTGCACGTCTAGATGAAACACCTGACTTTACTGTTGCCGCTCCTGTAGCTCCTACTATAACTGCAGGCGGCAGTGGTGAGGCCGAAGGCTCTCTTGCCGACTATCTAGGAGTACCAACTAAAATAGCTGGCTTAGAATTCTCTGCTTTATTTAGCAGAGCTTATACATTAATATGGAATGATTGGTTTCGTGATGAAAACCTACAAAAGCCAGCAACATTACTTACTACATCTGGTGCTGACGCAACTTCATATGAAATACTTAATCGTGGTAAGCGTCATGACTACTTTACTTCTGCATTACCTTGGCCTCAAAAAGGTGCAGATGTAACACTACCTTTAGGTACATCTGCACCAGTTACCGGTTATGCTGGTGCTAATGTCGTATCCTCTGGTGGTGGTACTGGTAATATGAAATATACAACTGGCGCTGCTGGTTTATATATAGGTGATAATGCAGGATCATGGTCTTCTGGAGATACTGTTAAAGCTGCATTATCTGATGCAACTGCCGATCTAACATCTGCTACTTCTGCTACTATTAATCAATTACGTCTAGCTTTTGCTACACAAAAATTTCTAGAGCGTCAAGCTCGATCTGGTTCGAGATATATCGAGGTAATAAAAGGGCACTTTAATGTTACAAGTCCTGATGCTAGACTTCAAAGACCAGAATATATAGGTGGCGGTAGTTCACCTGTGAATATTTCACCAGTAGCACAAACTTCTTCAACTGATGCAACAACTCCACAAGGTAATCTATCTGCTATTGGTACATCTATAATTTCTGGACATTCTTTTACTAAATCTGCTACCGAACATTGTATTCTTATTGGTTTAGTATCGGTAAGGACTGACCTTACTTATCAACAAGGTCTTAATAGAATGTTCTCTAGAGCTACTATATATGATTACTATTGGCCTACTTTATCAACAATTGGTGAACAAGCTGTTCTTAATAAGGAAATTTATGCAGATGGATCTGCTGCAGATGATACCGTTTTTGGTTATCAAGAAAGGTACGGAGAGTATCGTTATAAACCATCATTAGTAACTGGACGATTTAGATCAAACGCAACAACTTCTTTGGAATCTTGGCATTATGCGCAAGAATATGCTGCATTACCAGTATTAGGTCAATCTTGGATCCAACAAGGAAAAGCAAACGTACAAAGAACACTTGCAGTTGCTAGTGAACCACAATTTATCTTTGATTCACTTTTTAAACTACGTTGTACTAGACCTATGCCGATTACTTCGGTACCTGGTGGTACTCACTTCTAATGCCAATTCCATGGGCTGCTATTGCAACCGGTGCTGCTACTCTTGGAGCAGCACATCTTGGTTATAGAGGTGCTAAGCAACAAAATATAGCTTCTGCTGAACAAGCCGCAAGACAAATGGCTTTTCAGCGAGAGCATGCTGATAAACAAATGGCCTTTCAGGAGAGAATGAGTAATACAGCAATACAAAGACGCATGGCCGACCTTAGAGCAGGCGGCCTTAATCCAATATTAGCTGGAAAGCATGAAGCTTCAACACCTGCAGGTGCTTCTGCTGCTGGAGCTATGGCACCACAATTTAATAAGATGCAAGCCGCTTTAAGTAATCTAGCTACTGCGGCCTCTATAGAAAAGATTATTGCTGAAACTAATTATACTAATAAAAGAGCTGGAGCAAAGGAAACTGCTTCTATACTGAGTCAATTCTTGGCTGGTTGGTTAAAAACTCTTGGATTTGATCCTAATAGTGAAGGAAACTTTGTTAAAGCGATGGAAGAGGAAAAAAAAAACAAAAACTGAATAAGCCTTCAACAGAAAAAATATATTTATTAGAAAGAGAAGGGAGTAGATTTATTAGTGAAAAGCGTTTACCTGATTATGAATTCAAAAAAGGAAAAACTAAAATCATACATAACGTTAAAACGTGGCGCGGTTACGATAATCGTACTAAGCGCTATTATTGGTACGATAGTACTGGTCGTATAAGGAAATGGGAATGACCGTTAAAAGAAAAGCCACAGGCATTAGGAAAAATACATTTAGATCCGCATACAATCTCGGATCACAGGATTATTCAGAAATACATAATCCGAAAGATGCTCTTACAGAGCAATCTCATAAAAACGAATGTGATATTAATATCATATTGGCCCAATTTATGGAAACAGGTCTTATGCCAAATATGAAAAATAAGGATCCTCAGTACGGTGATGTATCTGAGATCAACTTTCAGGATATACAAAATCAATTAGCGAATGCAAAAACGTTATTCGAAGAATTACCGGAACATGTGAAGGATCAATTCGATAACGAACCATTCAAATTCCTGCAATTCGCAGAAAATCCTGAAAATAATCAAGCTCTTGTAGATATGGGGCTTGCAAATGCCCCTAAAAAGGAGCGTTTAGCTCGGTCTTTACAAGGAGAAGACGGAGAGGAAACCGGACGTGACGAAGTCAGCTCCGAGTCCCTCTCGTCAGACAAATCGGAGAATTCCGATGCGTCAGCTGAGTTGGATACTTGATACAACTCCTATGAGTCGTCCCTCAATGGG